GACTGAAAAAATGATTTTAGCGCAGCGCCGATACGAAGACCTTAACCGTGTTAAGACAACGTATCAAGAAAGCAAGACCAATAAGCAACAACCTCTAGACCCACGCCTTGTTAACCAAGCTAAAGCATGGATGGAGCGTAATAAATGGTATGACCCAAATGGTGGGGATGCGGATTCACGTCGTGCACTTGAAATTGACCGTGAGTTGGCGCGTGAAGGTTGGGTTCCAACTACACCACAGTATTGGGAAGAGTTAGAATCGCGTGTTAAGAAAAACTTACCTCATCGCGGTAAAACTAACTATAATAGTTCTAAATCAGTTGTCACTGGCTCTGGTCGCGAAAGCGCACCGTCAGGAAATGGTGGCACATATAAATTGAGCTCTGAACGTGTTGCAGCGTTAAAGGATAGTGGTATGTGGGATGATCCTAAGCAACGTGCAGAAGCTATTAAACGTTTTAAAGAATATGACCGTGCTAACGGTCAGCGATAAGGAGCAGTGAAATGAGCGATACCAATAAAGTACTAGGTTCAGACGAACGTTTGAAGAAGTCTAATGGTGAGGCCGTTCGTGGCTCCCGTGATAACGCGGATGCTGACCGCGTAAACAAAGATGGCAGTGCCCTATCCGCAGAAGAACGTCGTGCGATGTTGCGTCGTGACTGGGTACAAGAAGTGCTTCCTACTCCACCGAAAATTCCGGGGTTTCATTGCTGCTGGTTGTCTACAACTAACAGTACTGACCCGATATATAAGCGTGTACAGCGTGGCTATATGCCAGTAAAATCCACAGAAGTACCGGGTTTTGGTTCGCAGTTTACAGCTTCAGAGGGTGAATTTGAAGGGTGTGTAGCCTGTAACGAGATGTTGTTATTTAAGATTCCTGATGAGATATATCAAGATTTGATGACTATTTATCATCATGATATACCTAACGAGCAAGAAAACTCGATTTATGATCGCGTTAGTGCTACTCAAGAATTAGATAGCTCAGGTCGTTCACTAGGCATTGTAGAAGGTGACTTTGAAAAATTGGGTCGTAAATCAGGCCCTACACCAATATTTTAATTTTTTAAAGGATATATATTATGTCAGCAACACTTGCTCCACAGGGCTTTGTACCTGTGTATCATCCGTCTGGCCTAAGCATGCCGGTTAGTATTTACACACCGACAACTGCAAACGGTCCGTCAGCTGCGATTTATCGCGGCGATCCAGTTAAATTAACTGGTACTACTGATGTTATCAATATTTCAACTGGTTCAGACGCTATTATTGGCGTATTTGCTGGTTGTGAATACACTGATGCAACAGGTAAACCAACAGAGTCTCCATATTGGCCAGGTACTACTACTGGTGCAACCAACATTGTGTTCTACGTTAACGATGATCCATTCACCGTTTTTGAAGTTCAATCTGCTGGTTCAGTAGCGGTTACTGCTGTAGGTGATTCCGCCGATGCAACTATTGTTGCAGGTAACACTAACACAGGTACAACAGGCACACGCTTGTCTGCTACTTTGTCTGGTGCTGCTACTGTTAAACAATGGCGTATCTTGGGTCTTGGCCAACAAACTAATAATGCATGGGGCGATGCTTACACTATCGTTCGTGTCAAAATTGGTCAAAGCCAAATAATCACTACACCTAACGCTATTTAATAAGGAGCTAAACTAAATGGCTATTCCAATGAGAAGTACGGATTTTCGTGCCGTTGTAGAACCGATTCTGAACCAAGTGTTCGACGGTGTATACGACCAACGTAAAGACGAATATTCACAAATTTTCAGTGAAGAAAATGGTATTGCACGTTCTTACCATGAAGAACCAATGTTGTACGGTATGGGCTCAGCCCCAGTTATGCCGGACGGCACTCGCGTTCCTTATGACCAAGGCGGTCAATTGTTCATCAAACGTTACCCATATGATGTTTATGGTATGGGCTTTGCATTGACTAAAGTTTTAGTTGAAGACGGCGACCATGTACGTATTGGTTCTATTTTCTCTAAACACTTGGCTCAATCAATGACAGAAACGTTAGAAACTGTTACAGCTAACCACTTGAACCGTGCATTTAACGCTTCATACACTGGCGGTGACGGCTCTGCATTGTGCGTTAACAACCACCAAGCTGCTTTAGCAGTAACTGCTGGTGATCCTTCAGCCTCTAACTTATTAGCTACTTCTGCAGCTTTGTCTCAAACATCTCTAGAACAAATGTTGATTCAAATCCGCCAAGCAGCTGATCCACGTGGCAAAAAGATCACTTTAACTCCACAAAAACTTACAGTTGCACCAGCAAACATGTTGCAAGCTGAAGTATTGTTGAAATCAGTGTTACGCGCTGGTACTAACAACAACGACCTTAACCCAGTTCAATCAATGAACTTGTTAAGCGGTGTTGTAGTTCTATCACGTTTGACATCAGGTACAGCATGGTGGGTTACAACTGATGCACAAAACGGCTTGAAAGTTTTATGGCGTCGTAAATTAGAGAAATCTATGGAAGGTGACTTTGAGACTGACTCTATGCGCTACAAAACAACAATGCGTTTTGGCTCTGGTTGGACTGACTGGCGTACTGTTTTTGGTACTCCAGGTACTTAATAAGTTATTGTAATTTAGTAACTTAGACCCCGCTTCGGCGGGGTTTTTATTTATATAAAGGTACTATACAAACACTATTAGATATGGTATAAAGCATGTATTCGGGCGTGTACCGCCCATTAACCTGAGTGGTTCAAGCCATAAGGAAAAAATAAGATGCAAATTTCAGATGATTTAATGCTAGGTCCAGTTTACACTGGTACTAACGGCGCTTCAAATACAGCAGGTCCATCACTAATGGAATTAGGCGTAGGCCCTATGGGTCGCGTGTTTATTTGGGATGTAGTGCCTTTAACTTTACAAACAGCAGGTTTAGCTGCTTCACAATCACCAACTGGCGCTTCTAACTTAACATTGGTAGCTGGTACAGGTGTTACAGCAATTACAAACGACCCAAGCGGTGTTACACGTTACTCACTAGATACACCACGCGTTGTGACTTTAACTTCAGCTACAGCTTCAACTAACGCTGGCGTTACATACACAATTACTGGTGTTGACCAATACGGCCAACGTATGACAGAAACAATTATTGGTCCACTAGGATCATCAACTGTAACCAGCGTTAAAACTTACAAATTTGTAATCTCTATCGCTCAATCAGCTACATCAACAAGCATTACTGCGGGTTATGGCGATGTTTTAGGTCTGCCATACCGTTTACTAAGCCGTGACTATGTAGTTGGTGCTAACTTCAATGCTACAGCAGTTGCTTTATCAGCATTTACAGTAGCTGATGCAACAACACCATCAGCAACAACTGGCGATGTACGTGGTCGTTTGACACTACCATCAGCAGCAGACGGTGCTAAACGTGTGGTTGTTTCACTAGCTATCCCTGGTATTGCAGCAGGTCCTAGCGCAACACGTGTTGGCGCATTAGGCCTAAATCAATTCTCAGCGTAACTATGATTGGGGGCTCTAGGGTAACCTAGGGCTTCCTAATTATCAGTAAAGGATAAAGACATGAGCGCAATCTCACCTAGGTTAGGTTATGTAGTCGTAACACAAGCAGCAGGCGTACTTGTTAAAGGAAGCCCTGCAGGGTTCTACGGCTTAACAGTAACCGCTTCAACATCTGGTTCAGTAACTGTTTACGACAATACAGCTGGTTCAGGTACAATCTTATTTACAAAATCATCATTAGCGGTAGGCGATGTCATTCAGTTTGGTGGCGCAGGCATAGCAGCTAAAAATGGTTTGTTTGTTGTATGCGGTGGTACGGCCACTGTAAACATTTTATACGTATAAAATGCCCAGTAAATCTAAAGCACAAAAAAAGCTAATGGATGCTGTAGCGCATTCAGAAAAGTTTTCTAAAAAAGTAGGCATCCCAATGGAAGTCGGTAAAGACTTTGTAGCGGCAGATAAAGCTGCAGGGAAAAGGAAGTTACCCAAACGGAAAAAGTAAATGACAACATCAGGGACAATCGGTGCAACCACCGTAGAAACAAGGAAAGTACTTGAACACGCTTTGCGTCGTTGCGGTATATCTGCCACTGCGCAAACCCCTGAAATTGTTAGCCTAGCGCTAGACAACTTATTTCTACTATTATTAAATCTATCTGCTAAAGGTATTAACCTTTGGACTGTAGATAAACAGATTATTCCAGTAGTTGCAGGTCAAGTTGTATACCCAATGCCGCCAGGTACTATTGATATACTTAACATGGTTTACGCCACGTGCACGTACATCACAGGAACTAACAGTGCAAGTGCTACTACCTACCAAGTACAATTAGCGTCACCTACGGCGATTGTGCGCGTCGGTTTTACGCTGACAGCTCTACCAACCACTGATTTACTCGTACAATCGAGTTCTGACGGTGTAACTTGGACTACAACAACCACAATTGACACCACACAATTCCCAGCAGTTAACCAACTGGCGTATTTTGATGTAGGTACAAGTAATGCAAATGGCGCAACTTATTGGCGTCTTTTTGCAAATGGCGCAACGTTTACAGCCACGCAATTATTGCTAATTAGCAAAATTAGAGAGTTACCAGTCCCGCAAATGAACCGCGATGACTACTCCTCATTACCAGACAAGTATATTCAAGGCCGTCCGTCAGTAAACTTCTACTACGAAAAATTGGTCAATCCACAATTTAGCGTATGGCCAGTATCCAACAACTCAACAGATATGCTAGTCGTTTGGCGCTATCGCCAGCCACAGGATGTGGGCTCACTAGCAGAAACAATGGAGCTACCAGCACGTTGGTATGAGGCTATTATTTGGCAACTTGCGGCACGTCTATGTTTTGAGATACCGCAAATTGACCCATCTAAAGCACAATTGGTGTTGGCTGAAAATGATAAATGGATGTCCGTTACTGAAGGTGGTGAAACAGACGGCTCACCAATCTACTTTACGCCAGGCATCGGTGTGTATAATAGGTAGCATATGCCAGTATATTTACCAGCTAAGAATAAAGGTACAATGGCAATTGCGGTCTGTGACCGTTGCAATGTTAAAATGTACCTAGATGATTTAAAAGCGGATGGTAACAGTCCAGGTTTACGAGTGTGTCAAGATTGCTGGGATACAAAAGACCCATGGCGCTTACCAGCACGTAAAACTGAAAACATTACCGTTAAATACCCAAGACCTGATACTGATATAGCGACTGAGATATGACAACTGCTGCAGCAATGACCTATGATAGTCTCGTAGAAGACATCAAAACATACGCAGAGCGTAACGATGCCCCATTCGTGGATCAAATTCCACGTTTCATTATGATGGCAGAAAACCGCCTCGCGTCAAGCTTGCGCGGTTTAGGCATGTTAAAAATTGTGTCTGGTACGTTACTACCGAGCCAATCAACGTATCAAAAACCTGTTAGATGGCGCGAAACAGCGTCATTTAGTATTATGGTAGGCACC